ATATCGAAAAGAGTCTTGACGGAAGATTTTTGCGCTGCCACCAGAGCTATATAGTTAATATGGACGAGGTAAGCGAAGTAAGCCATTTTTTTACGATGGCATCTGGCGCGATCGTCCCGATCAGGCAAAGAGAACTTGCGAAAATAAGAGAAAAATATGAAAACTACGTCATTGGAGGGAAATAAAGCATGAGCGAAGAGAAAACAAAGAAATGCAAATATTGTAAAACGGAGATTCCGGCAGATGCTAAAGTCTGCCCGCAGTGCCGGAAGAAATTAAAAGGTGGAAAGCTCAAATGGGTTGTGCTGATAATCCTTGTCGGAGCCATCATCGGAGCTGTAGCTGGTGAAAGTGATTCAGAATCAGATAAAAGCGCAGCAACCGCTACTTCTTCAGAAAAGAAAGAAACTACTACTAAACAAAAAGAAGAAGCTGCGCCAATCGAGTACACTACTGTTTCTGTTAATGATATGATGTCCGATCTTGATAGTAACGCCATGGGTGCATCTGACAAATACAAAGGCAAATATCTTGAGATCACTGGAAATCTCAGCAACATTGATGCCTCTGGAAAATACATCAGCCTCACAGCTGACGGCGATTTTGAAATCATCGGCGTACAGTGTAATATTAAAAACGACGAGCAAAAATCAAAGGCAGCATCTCTTACCAAAGGCGATAAAGTAACATTAAAAGGAAAATGCACAGATGTTGGAGAAGTCCTTGGATATTCTTTTGACATTGACGAGATTGAGTAAACCAGACTAGCTCCTGCTTAACGGCAGGGGCTGTTTTTATACAAGGAGGAAAATCATGGCAAAAAGAAAGAAGTACCCGAAATTGCCAAACAGTTTCGGCTCTATCCGCTATCTTGGCAAGGGTCGAAGAAACTGCTATGCAGTGCACCCACCGGCAACGCTGGACGCAACAGGGAAAGCGATCCGTCCGCCTGCGATCTGCTACGTTGACGACTATCTGAAAGGGTTCGCCGTTCTGACAGCTTACAAAGCTGGGACGTACAAGCCGGGTATGGAAAAGGAACTTGAGATTGCCCCTACAACGGACGCAGACGCCCTTATAGGACGTATTCTGTCAGACTACAATACATTTAAGGGCACAGAGGAAAAGCACCCGGAAACGCACAAATTGACGTTCTCAGAGGTATATGAGCAATTCTATGCATGGAAATTTCCAGACGGGACAAAAGCGTCTTATAGCTCGATGGAATCATACAAAACAGCTTACTCAAACTGTAAAGCATTACACAATCGCACATTTGAAAATTTAAAAGCCCCCGATTTACAAGACGTAATAGATAAATGTACTCTTAAGAAGCAAAGCAAAGCAATTATATTAACCCTCTTTAAGCAGATGTATAAGTATGCCATTTATTCAGAAATTGTGTCGGAAAACAAGGCTTTATATGTAAAAGTTAACGCAAATGATGATACGGAACATGGCACACCTTTTTCGGATGAGGAATTGCAAATCCTTTGGAATAACACCGATGATCCAGAAGCGCAGCTCATTCTAATCATGTGTTACTCTGGATGGAGAATTGGCGAGGTCCTGAAGCTTACGACCAATCTTGAAGAGAGATATTTTCAGGGTGGCATCAAGACCGCAGCCGGAAAAGACAGGATCGTTCCAATCCATCCGGCCATATATGAGTTTGCAAAGAGCAAGGTCCTGACGCAAAACGGTAAACTCTGCATCTATTCCCAGACGCAGCACCGAAACGCTCTGTTTTACCCTACACTGGAACGATTGGGGATAACCGGCAACCCGAAGCACACGCCGCACGATTGTCGACATACCTTTTCTACTCTGTGTGAAAAATACGGCGTCCGGGAGAACGACCGGAAGAGGATGCTGGGTCATTCGTTTGGGAACGATGTCACGAATGCTGTGTATGGTCACAGAACCCTAGAAGAACTCCGGACGGAGATTGAAAAGATAAAAGTCCCGTTTGTGACTAACTGTGACTAACCGTTCCTATTTTTATCGTTTTTAAAATGTCTTAATCACTCTAACGAAAGTCTGCAAAGCCTTGATTTTACTGGCTTTTCCGCATTTTACAAGGGATTTCGCAAAGACATTTTCTTTAATCTAATTTTAATGAAAGTCTTCAAGAATCCTTTGTTTATGCGGGTTTCCAGGCTTTGCTTGTGACTAATTTGTGACTAACCGTGTAAATCTATATCTGTTCATAACATCGTAATTTAACGTAAAAAAAGAGAGTCGGGTTTTTAGGCCCAACTCTTTTTCTGACTGTCCGCTCGTGCCGCTGCTGACAGCCCCCGAATTGGGACATACAGCTCTTCCGTTCATGCACGTCGGAATCAGTCTGCACTATCAACTTGTGCTAGCCACACAGGGTGCTATACGTCATAAGTTCAATCCCTGTGCGACTGCTAACAGTATAACTTGTTCTGAAGGGAAAATCAATCAGAACATCATTTCGTGTTGGCTTTCATGTGCTCAATCACTCTCTTCCAGGTATCAATGCCGCAAGTTCCATTTGCCTTTACACCGACATTTTTCTGGAAAACTTTGAGGGAATCATATGTGTCATTCCCAAACTGTCCGTCAACTTCTACGCCCAGCATCGCCTGAAGCATTGCCACAGCTGTACCGGAACTGCCCTTTCTCAGAATCGGAAGTCTTGTCTGGAAGGTACCGGTAAGCGTAGTTGAAGGTGTACTTACTTTTGCACCGGTGGTAACAGCAATAGCCACGTGGTGATTATCGTTCAGGAGGATATCTCCTGCCTTTAAATAGTCACCAGATGTCAGATACTTACTATCCGTCAGTACTTTCGCACCGGCAGCCTTCATTGCGGCTCTCATGTTTCGTGTTGTCAGATAAATGCTGACTGCTTTGAGCTTTGCATTATTCAGGCGATATCCAGCGCCCTTGACGATAGCTGCTGTACTTGCGCTGCAATCAGATTCACAAGCTACCGTGATCTGCGCCGGATCGTAGTTACTTGCCTTCAGGTGCTGCCAGAACGTATACCGGTCATTGCTGTTTCCGGCGGTACCCTGATCGTAGCCGATGAGATTGTTTTGTGCTGCTTTTGTCGCCATGTCTGCAATCATGGATGCGATTTTAGCATCATTAAATCTCAGGACGCAGAGCCACGGTCTGCTGTACCAGTTCATGATCTGATACTCTGTCCCAGTCTGGTCTCCTGCTTTCCCACCTGCATACCTTCCATTTTCGTCATGTCCGCAGTTACTGATTTTTACCATTTTAGTTTCTCCTTTCTGTGTCGCTTCTCTATAGTCCTTGTAGAACACGTCCATATCAACATTTCCGCTGATACCGGATACTTTTCCATGTTCTGAATACTGCCATCCTACACCGACCGGAACTCTCAGCCTTTCCTGTAATGTTCCGTTATCCAGTTCTTTTTTGGGATAGTTCGCAATCCAACAGTCGTACTGTTTCAAAGCATCTAACAGGTAATTCTTGTACCAGTCATAATTGCAGTATACGCCGACCTTATAACCAGCTTTCTTCATTCTGGTCAGAAATGCGACGGCAATGTTTTCGACTGCCTGTTTACCGAGTTTCCGCTGATTAGACCACTCGAGGTCATAGAACACTGGGAAGTCCAGCCCCCGCCCGTTTAATGCAGCAATCACATCCTCCGCTTCATCAATCGCCTGCGCCGGTGTCAGAGCGTATGAATACTTATACCCACCGATAAGGATTCCGTTGCTCTTGCACCCCTTGTAGTTGTACTCGAATGAGCTGTCAGCGCCTGTTTTCTGATGTACTCTTAATATTGCGAATTTAATGCCGGATTTAGCCACTTTCGTCCAGTCCGGTTTCCCTTGGTTGGATGATACGTCAATTCCTTTAATTTCCAATTTATCAGCTCCTTTTTATGAAATTTTCAAAGTTTCTTAATCAACAAAATGATTATACAAAATCATAATATCAACACAGTGTTGATATGTAAATAATCTCCGATTGACACAGAACTCATGCTAATAGCAACAAAATTCTCACCAAGGTATCCATAAATAGCCCCATCAATATACCATTCCGTACCTTTTCCAATCACAAAAGTCGTTGATTCATTTGCTGCATTGCCTGAGAAACTTAAAACTGCTGCGGAAGATAAAGCTCTTGTAATCTTTAATTTGACAGCAAGGTATACAACACGACCAACTTTTATTGATGCATTGTTGACAATGGATACATTATCTGGGACAGTCACATCAAAACGGGTGTTACTATTTAACTTATAGTCACAGGATCAAAGCAGATTAAAAGTGCTGTGCTCCAGGGAATAAGTGTCACTTTCAATGTTGCCGAAGAAGTATCAAGTACGGGTGGTGCTGCGTATTCAGATTTTTTTGATATTTCTGTCGCTCCCGTCTGCTTTCCTGTTATGTATAAAGAGGTAATGCAGTTGTTATCAATTAGTAGAAACGAAGTCATATGATTGTTTACACTATTCCACTTTACGCTTACTGTTTTGGTAGAGCCATCACTATGTATAATATAACTATCGGCCTTGAACCGCTTACTATTTTTTTAATTGCGTCCATTCTCCAATTGGACTATCACCATACACTATACGCCAAGAAAGGCTATTCGCAGCAGCTTTAAATTGTATACGAATCCAGATTACATCAAATGATATATATGCAGCGCTGTTTATTATTCCATACAATATTCTCAGTCTTCCATTTGTTGTATATTTTGAATCGAAATCTGAGATATTTTGGGTGCTTGAGACGTAGAGCTTTGAGAGGTTACTATTTAATTCATTAATCGCCCCCAATACCGTCTTGTTATTCGTCTGCAAGTTGCTGATAACCGCATTGGGCAGCTTTCCGACTATCCAGTTCCAGATTCCGCTGAACGGTGAAAGCTTGTTTGACTTCGATGTTGCGTCGTAAATCATCAGTGTGTCGTTGTCCGCCGGTGTTGCTTTCTGTGTGTACTCGTTAAATTTTCCCATTATTGCAATCTCCTTTCTAATTCCTTGATACGTTTTTCTTGCTCGTCAACCTTTGCGCTGAGTTCCTGTATGGCTTTAATGGCGTAGTTCAGCAAGTACGGACTGTTAATCTGCTTAATGTCCATCTCACCGTTTTCGTCATATCCGCCACCCAGAGCCAAGTTCGGGTCGATTTCTTCCAGTTCGTCTGCCACGAAACCGATGTTTTGATGCCATCCACCCATCCACTCTTTCCAGTCGAACTGACGGACTTTCATGCGATTGACCGTTTCGAGAGCGTCTGTTTCACTGCTTTCGATGTTTTCTTTTAGGCGGATGTCGGAAACTTGTGAGGTTGTATATAAATAGTCTGTGCTAAAGCCAGATCCACCCCATTTAGCACGGATTCCTAAACGTCTGTATGTTGCCGCATCTCCATGTTTACTACCCGTTCCTGAAAAAAGATAGGCCACTTGCGAATCATCTGCGCTTACGGACGCTATCGGTTGTCTTTTGACTTTGCCGGATGTTTTTGCTTGATTTTCCAAGTCGTAAAACATAAGGGTTCCATTGACAGTTGAGTTTCCGCCTACGCTCAAGCTTTTGCCAATAGTTGCACTTCCATCTGTCGAAAAATTTTCTCCAAGTTCGCATCCGTCCGTAAAAAGTGAGTTTGTATTTATTCGGACTTTGTTGTTCAGATAGCGAACAATATAGCCTTCCCATTTTTTGCTCGTATCACCTTCCATCCAAAGTTCAGGCACGTTATTTTGGACTTTCTGTGCGTACAGCCCGTATTTTCCAAGCATCAGCGCATTGTAGTTGTCTGCATCTGTGTAGTCCGTATACAATCGCAATCCGGCAGTATTAAGAGATACCATCGGGTTTCCGGTGTTCTTGTTAAGTACGACATATCCGGTATATCCTAATCTCGATATCTGATTTCCGTCAGCATCGTAAATCTTCAACTGACCATTTCCGTTATTCGTGCCGCCAAGACTGATAACGCCACCTTTCATGGCATTGAAAGAAATATACAGCGTCGTGTTCCCGCTTTCGTCCTTTTCGTAGTACAGCCCCTTAAACTTCCCATCATCTGACAGGATATCAACTATCTGTTCCTGTGTCAGTGACGCCACATCAACCGCAACGGAATATGTCTGATAGTCCGCAAGTTTTGTTTTCGACTGGTCAAAATACAATGAAACCTTGAGCATGTCATGAGCCTTGAGTGACAGGTTATTGACATTGATGCTCAACCGGTCAAGTGCCGCAGTCTGCGATACCGTGAGTGCCGACCATGTAGCGCCGTTATCGGAGGACTTTTCAAGCTTCCACCAACCTTTTTGCGACTGTGCAACTTCTCCGTTTCCATCACGGTAGAACGAATCTACAATAAGCGACGACGGCGTTATTTTCTTGTCTGCTCCCATCAGCAACACATCTGCATTACTCTGAAAGAAGTAAGTCCTTCCGGCAGTCCCCTGTTCACCCTTAATCTTTGTCCAGCTGTATTTCGTCGGGTCTGTACTATCATCCGGCGTGTAATCGGTATACTGCCCGATGTACAGCTTATTGACACTATCGTCCACGGAGAAACCTGTTCTGCCATCCGCACTGTTGGCATATGCAATATGGAAGTACGGCGTCTTTCCGTTCGCCCCCGGTGTTCCCGGCACGCCCTGCGCTCCGTCTGCCCCCTTAATCAGTGACCACGTATACTTCGTCGGGTCTGTGCTGTCGGCTTCCACGAAGTCCACGTACATGCCGATATATTCACGGTTTCCGTCAGATACCGAAAAGTCTGTTTTGCCATCCGCACTGTTGGCATAGGCAAGGTGCGTGTACTGTGTCTTTCCGTCTTTACCGTCTTTTCCAGGGATGCCGTTTGCTCCGTCTTTTCCGTCATATCCATCAACGCCACGAAACCGGCTCCACGTATAGTCTGCCGGATTAGTGCTTTCTGTAGCCGTGTCCTTATTCGTTGCAATGCCGATATAGGTCGCCTGTGTCACCGTATAGATTTGCTCTCCAGCACTGTCCAGAATCGGACTACCGGTGGAATCTAACAGTGGCACATAATCCGGGTTGTCTGACATGTCAAGGCCGTCTGGTCTTGTAGCGTATTTCATCCATGTATAAGAAGATTTGCCATCCGCTCCTTTCGGTCCTTGTGCACCCTGGTCGCCCTCGAATTTCGCCCACGTGTATTTCGTTGGGTCGGTACTATCAACGCCAGAAAAGTCCGTATAAGTTCCGATGTACTTGTCGGGCGTCTTGCTCATCTGTGCCGCTGTCGGGTTCTGTACCGGTGCGTACTGGATATGCAGATACGTTGTCTTTCCATCTGTTCCAACGCCCGGGATTCCCTGCGGTCCGGCGTACTGTTTCGCAAGTGAGAACTGTTTCGATACGACAAGGTTATTCAGATATGCGGCTTTGATGTTCACCCATCCGCTGTCTGCGGTCAGCCCAGTGACAGTGTATGTCTTAGTTTCCTTATCCCAGTTTCCCTGTATGTTCTGGGACGTCGTTATCGTGTATGTACAGTTATCCGTGATATCCTGTGTGCCGTACATGACGGTCGCTGTTGTGGTACACTCCGGGAACTCTGTATAGTTGCCGTCGCTGTCAACCGGGATGCCCTGATAGTCGTTATCAAGCTGCATGGTCATGTTTCTGGCCAGAGCTGCCATGTTCTCAACATCTTCAATCTTTTCATCAAGTGGTTTACCGCCGATCGTCACATAACTTCCGTTAAGGGTAACTGATCCGGTATCCATATCCGCTTCAAATATCGCATTTCCACTTTTGTCTCTTACGATGAGCGTTCCTGCGTTAATATAGTCGGCGTTGATGCCCTCTGCATAGAGTAGCCTGGTTATTAATTCGCCAGTCACCGCAAAGCCGTAAGGATACGTTTTTCCACCATCAATCGACACGGCAAATGCTTCTGCTGTCAGTTTCCAGATTATGTTAGATTCCGCCATGGTTGCTTTGTTGTGCATATAGTATATGATGCTACCGTCCTGCTGTGGCTCTTGTGTCATATACAGACCGCTTGAAGAATTGAGTGTTTCAGCTAATCTCTTTATAGCCTCTTCTCTTGCGGATGTTTCTTTTTGTACCATCTGACGTGCCGCAACTATAGCTTTCGTGCTGTTCCCGTAAAAGTCACTGCTGCCTCTGATTGGATCATCGGCCTGTGTCTTAACTGTAGTCAGGCCGCCTACATTTCCGGAAACGTCTGTCAGAGGAGTAAGGTACTTATTCCCTAATCGGTCGTAAGTGTACACCATGTCGCCAAACTCGACGAGTGGATTGTACACCAGATCACCCTCAAGGTTCCGGAATCGCGCTCCTACAATCTGTTCGCCGATGATATTCGCTACTGTCTGAAGCTGATCGGTATCAATCAGCTCGTTCTCAAGTTCAAGGACGTAGCCTTCATCTCCGTACATGCCGGAATAATCAGTATTAGCATCGTCGTTTGACTGCCCGTTCGTTACCTTGATTCCAGTTATAACTATATCGTCACTAGAAAGTGTAGGTGGGTTTCCATAGTTCTTCAATTCCGGAACATCTGCTTTTTCAAAATCCCATTTCACAAACTGGAGATTCCCGAAATAATCAATTCGCGCGTTCGCAGACTCAACCATAGCCGCATATCCGAACAGCTGGCGAAATGTCATACTGTCAGGAACGCTTCTTATTATAATATCGCCATGTTTCATAGTCAGATTCATGCCTATGCCGACAGTCTTACAAGCATCTCTGACAAGGTTAATGAGTGACTGCGGCAGTTTCAATCCGCTGGTATATGTCTTATTCGCCTTATACATATCATCCAGCGCCGTAACATTGATGATATCTGAGTATTGCTCTGGCGTAGTGACTGTATAGACTCCCTTGTCAATAGTTTCAATGATGTCTTTTGTAGCTGCCTGTGTTGCGATGATAGGATCACCGACGCTGTCCAGAATCGGGTTATAACTTTCATCTAACAGTGTGCTTACAGATTCCGGCGCCGCATACGACGTCTGAAGCTTCAGATAAGCATGAATCTTGGCTCCGTAAAAGTTGTAGTTCTTCCACTGTTCCTGATCGTTATTAATACTCAGTGTCAGTGTTTTACAGACAGTAGCGCCGATCGGAAAGCTACTGCTATCTGCGCAGTCGGAAAACCCGTTGTCGCCGTTCATGACATCTTTGTCAATGGTCTTTTTCGTCCCGTCAGGAAAGGTGATATCCACTACCATTCTGACTGGTTCACCGGCTTCAAGCTTTTCTCTGAATGCATTACTTACATTAATCACAGTGGGTTCACCCCCGTCATGTTAAATTCTAGCGATGATAGTATTTTTCTGTCATCTGATAATTCTCCGATAGCTATGTTTTGTGTCTGCCCTACGTAGAACGGAGCGTCTCTCCAAACTCCGTAATATGGCGAGAAATAATGAAGCGTAAATTTATAACCTTTTGCCACCATCTGCAAAATCTTGGTTGCCTCTGCCATCGGGAGATCGCTAGCCTTGTACGTATACTGTTCTACGGTAAACATCGGTGTAAAGTAACCTACACCGTATTGCGTCCTCTGGCTGGATTCCGTGTAAGTCGTAGCAAAGGAGAGCGCAAGGTCTTTATCCGGTTGCCAAATTATTGTTCCGTTGATTTTATACTTTTCCATAACGCCCTCCTTTCTATGCCATCTCGAACGGGTTTCTACCGCTTGTATCTCGTCTCATCTGTGCTTCTTTCATCATCTCGTCAAACAGTGTCCTGCGGTTGATCTGCGCTGTAAATCGGTAACTTCCACCGCCTGCCTGCCGTCCTGCTGTTTCTTCTCGGACAATCTTTCTGAGTAGAGCTTCTGGTGTCTCGATGTTGTTACCCTGCTTCTGGTCTCCTAAGACTGCAAGGAACTCGCTTCTTGGTGGAATGACTGCGCCTTTAGCCAAATACGGAACTGTCGGAACTCTTGGGAAAGTAGCTTTAAACCCGATAGTTTTTGAGCCGAATGGCGTTGGCACTTTCCATGGTCCGAATGAGAATGCGGATTCAACTGCGCTAACAACCCCATTCACTTTACTAATGGCGCCGTTTACAACGCTTATGATATTGTTCAGAACAGACCTGATAGCATCTCTCATTCCGTTAAATACATCGACTACAGTGTTTTTGGCGGATGTGAATTTATCAACAATAGCATTCTTGATTCTTTCAACAAAACCACTAACAGTAGACCATATAGCATTCCATTTCTGATGTGCGCTGGCTTTTATGCTTCCCCAGATCGTTACTATCTTAGTAGCTAGACCTCTGAGCTTATTCCCGATATCCTCAACAAAACGCCTTGTTTTATTAGAAATCCAATCCCATACCTTTCCAGCCATTTCTTTGATTTTGTCCCAGTTCTTATACAGTAAGACTCCGATTGCTATAGCAGCTCCAATCGCTATAACCACCAAACCAAATGGACTTGTCAAAAATGCGACTGCTGCACTAAGAGCTTTTGTGGCGGCTGTTGCAATTACACAGACAGCATTCCATGCCGTTGTTGCCGCTGTCATTGCTACCTGAGCAGCTGTGTTGGCAATCTTAACCGCAGTATTTGCAACAAAAGCAGCCGCCTGTTTTCCGAGTGAAACTACAGTTTGTGCAACGCTTACGACAAAATCTTTTGCGTATAAAGCAGTTAAATACATTGTTTCGGCTTTATCTACGAGTTTGGCCGCAACATTTTCATATATTGCTGCTTTTATCAAATTTAGTACGCCTACGACACCGCCTGCTTGCTGAATGAACGAAAGAAGTTCTACCGTTTTCCAAGCCGCAAAAAAGGCTGCTATAACTCCGATATTGTCAGAAAATGTTTTGACCACTGTCGTAAGCAAATTGATAGCTGTCGGAAGTCCTGATTCGATAATCCACTTCAACATTGGAAGAATTACATTTTTGTAAATCCATTCAAGAACATTTCCAACAGATTCCAAAATTGGTGCAAAAGTCGCTGTCAGATTACTGATAGATTTCAACAATGGATAGAAGTCCAAGTTCGACGCCCATGTCGCCGTATCCTCTGCGATTTTCTCAACAAACCGCATAACTATCACAAGAGCATCTGCAATGTTCTGAATAATCTGTGTCCCGACATTGTTCTTATTCCAAGCATCTGCGAAACCGGATGCAATGTTCCCGATAGTCTTAAGCACATTCTGAGCAATCCTCAGCATGGTTTCTAACATCTTTGTACCAGTTCCGTTTGTCCAGACTTCCACAAGGCTTTTGCCTACACTCTTAGCGAGCTTTGCAATTCCCGACAGGGCAATCTGTGCCGCATCAATGGTGTTCTTGCCCTCTTTTTTCCAAGCGTCCTGAAATGGTTTCCAGAGCTTTTTTAAGAGCTTCGCAAGCTTTTCAGCTGATTTGCTGATTTTATCCAGAGCAGTTTCGCCCTCTGCTACTTTTCCATAATCTACGTTGCTGACTGCACTCGGAAGAGATGTTCCGCCGCCACTGCCGCCACCGGATGTCGACGGAGTTTTGCTTGCTGTTGATGATGCATCCTGTGTAGAATACCGATTAATCTCATCAAGTGGACTAAGATATCCTTTCGCCGCTTTTGCCGCATCTTTTGTGGCATCGGCTACGTCTTCTGTGGAATCTGCTAGCTTGCCGGCGTTGTCCGCTGCCTGTCCGTAAGCATCTGCCGTATCCTGCACGCCGCTTACATCACCTGTGAGACCTGCGCCGCTCGAGCTTGTGCTGCCAGAAGATTTCTTGCCAGTGATTAACTCCGTGAATGACTTGAACGCATTTGCCAGAGTTGCCAGCTTACCGAGCAAGATATTAATTACTTTCAGTATAGGCGTAAAAATATTAATCAATCCCTGTCCGACTGTTGCCTTGAGAGACTGCAACTGCAACTGCATAACTCGAACCTGGTTCGCCCAGCTGCCTGAAGTACGAATGAAATCTCCAGATGCAGCTGATAACTGCTTCTGCACAAAAGCCAATCGGAGAGCTACTTTCTCCTGTTCAGTCATAGCAGATGTGGTTTTGCCGTAGCCATTTGCAAGCGCATACTGATCAAGCGCCGACTGGGTCATGACCACGCCAAGATCTTTCAGCGTCTCAGTCTCGCCTGTAAACACTGATTTCAGCTTGATGTAAGCCAAGTCCTGACTGATGTTGTAGAATGATGCCACGTCACCGGTCAGCTGTGTCAGAGCCGTTGACATATCATAAGCCTGTGCCTCTGAGAATCCGAATGACTTAGACATTGCTCCGAAAGTACCAACATACCTTTTGGCCATTGTTTCTGACAGTCCGGCTGAGGTCATGGCATTCTTTGCAAATTCATTAACCTTATCAGACATTGTGGTAAATGTAACATCGACCACGTTCTGAACTTCTGCGAGATCAGAGCCAAGTTCCACGCATTCTTTTCCGAACTGCGCTAATTTGCCAACTGCAAAAGCCCCACCAATCAGCAGACCGATTTTTTTTACAGCACTCCCAAGGCCGTTAAATGACTGTTTTATAGCTGATACGCCATTTCGGACACCGGTTGTATCCATTCTGGTATCAATAATGACTGAGCCATCAGCAGCCATATATTCACCTCCTAACTATTTGAGGTTTAGCATCTCATTCAGCTTATCTTTATAAGCTTGCTCTTCTTCGCTGAGACGTGTTTTTATATTAATAATGTTCTTGTTTTCCTGATAGAATTTCTTTTCCCATTTATCCAGACGTTCGCCTTTTGCCTTTTTTGACCGGATTCCAACAACCGTGTTGAACAGACATTCACCGGATTCCATGAAGTACCCGAAGAACGTCCACCAGTGCATATATGGTACGGATCTGATTTCTTTACCGGCAACCTTGTTTACAGCCGGCACGATCATGTCTCCATCCTGTTCCCAGTCCATCAAACGGGGTTTTGGGTGGTTCGGGTTATCGTCCAACTGTCCGCAGTCGATGAACTCCGATGCTTTCTGACAAGCTTCGTCCAGGCACTCAGCCGGTATGCTCTGCCAGTCCTCAAACAGAATCTGTAGCATAACAACTGTTTTCGCCTGTTCGTCCAATTCTGGGTCATTCATGGCAATGAGAATATCAATGATTGCTCGAAAATCTGTCCTGATAGAAAAATCCACCCCACTTATGTTTAGTGAGGTGGGAAGCTCATAGGCGGTCATTTTGTATACTTCTCCGTATACTTATTGACTGCTGCCTGCATTTTCTTCTTTCTCTTTTCGATTTCCGGTGCGATTGCTTCTGCGATTTTATCCAGAACGATATAAGCGAACACCTGACCATTGCCGAATACAGTGGTTGCTGTGATCGGCTCTTTGAACAGGTCTTTTGATGCTTCATATCCGAGCAGGTAATTGATTTTATCCTCGATCTGTTTGTTCAATTCAGCCATTTCTTTACCAGATGTGACTTTCTGGATAGTATCCTTAAGCTGCTCAAAGTATTCTGTCAGCTCCTCTGCACGTGCTGCTACATTGATATCCGTCGGGTTCAGCTTGAAAGAAGAAAAAACTTCGTCTTCATTATTTGTGAATGTAAAAATGAGAATTCCATCATCAATTTTGGTGTTAATTACTTTTGCCATTCGGCGTGCCCTCCTTGTATATGTGCTTATTCGCTGTCGGCTGTGAATGTACCGGAGCTGATGTCAAATTTTCCTTTTACACGTTCGCCAACATAGTTCACAGTAAATGGAATCTGATATCCAGATGTATCGCCACCATAGGAGGTCGGAACAACATAACAATCCTGCTGATATGCTTCATACTTGCCTGCCGTAGCTTCTGTCCAGAGATGGACCTCAACTGCTTTTGTCTTGAGGTTGTCGTCTTTGAGACGTCCATCTACGATCTTCTGTAATGCTGTAAACAGATCAGAAGTAGTGTCTGCATAGAACGGATCAGCGTCAGAAGAAGCTTCGTAGCCGTTATGTTTGAATGTGGATTCTCCAAGAATGTTTTTAGAGGTTTCGGTGTCTGGATTAAGTTCTACATTGTACTCTTCCAGATCTTTTCCAAGACGCTCATATTTCGGTGTCAGTCCCCCGCAGAGGGAACCTGCGTCGATATAATGAGCCATATATTTACGGTCAATTTTGCCTGTAACTGCCATAGAAATGTCCTTTCTGCCTATAACTTTTAAAAGGCTGTGTAGGTTAGCGACTATATCCAACTGATAGCCGGTTGTTACTTGTTATATTACTTCATATGTGTTTTCATAGAGCACTGACAATGGCAATAACCAATCCTGTATGACACTCTCCTGTGGTTCTAAACCATAAGAGTTGTCACGTGTGATACGTTTTATCACTCGTCCCTGTGAAAGCTCTGGGAATGCATCTAAGCGTGTCTCAGAGCCATTTATAATAACTGGCTCTCGGCATATCCATTTGCCGAGATTGTCAAGGAACTTCTGAACAGATAGTTTCTGCCTTTCCTTGTCAGATGCTGTTCGGTATACCACGTAAAATGGATACTGACATACCTGATGCATTGTTCCGCAAACATCTTCTTTTTCTGAATAGATTAAAGCTCCATTATCTGCTGAGAACGCAATACCTGATTCCTTACCGAGTTCCTCAAACTTGATTGTTTCATTTTCGTACAGTCCTGGATACTGATTCAGAAGTGCTTTCATGGCATCTGTCAGGATTTCGTATCCGGTCGCATCTTTTCCGATAGGCTTATCCGCCATGTCTGCCACCTCCTGCCTGTGCTTTTACTTTGCGAATCCATGTGCTGCCGTATTGTCGTTTAGCGGCATCAAACCACTTTGCCTGTGCCCGTGGGTGAGCTTGTTTGGTGTATTCAAGATTTTCCTTTGCGGCTGTCTTACCAGAGAACTGGCTGACAAGGACTTTCTTTGCTCCACGTCTTGCGTAGGGACTTCCAGTTGCTTCGTCAACCATTCCTTTTCCCTCATACAAAAAACGTCCATAAGGAGCAGCCGCAGCACACACAAATCCAGTTCCTTGCAATGATGTGCTTTCAATTCTTGTTCGATTGATGAAATTTCTGGTAATCATCGGCATGAACGGCACCATACTGTCCATAACCATTCCATCAAGGAGATACTGGGCTTCTTGATACTGTCTGGAAAATCTGTTCATATTCAGCTTGATTTTCATATCTCCATCAACTACGGAGAATCCTTTAAAATGATGAATTTTACTCATATTACTTACCCAGAATCTCAAAATGCGGAATCAGTGTATACGGACCGCCTACACTGGTAATCTTAAACACGTTATCCTTGTTCTCGTTCATGTACTGATAGAATCCGTTCCGATAATCACCATCAGATACCGTTCCACCAGTCCACTCACCCTCCCAGAAGAATGATTCATCTGAGAATGTAATAGTGTCTTCCAGAGCGTTGTTAATCTGCCTTTTCCACTCTTTAACTGGAACCCATGGGAGAATCTTGCCGTCTTTATCAGCAATGGTTATATCACCGTTCTGGACAGTGTATCGAACGTGTAACTGTGCGTTGTCAGTTACGTCTGGCCCGTACTTTTTAAGGATTGCTCCCTTGTCCGTAATGAGGTCAACGCCGGATAAAACATGAGGATACCAGTACGCATCTCCTGTCGTGGCTGATTCGTAATAATTAAAAACCGTCACCGTTTTTTCGTACATGATACCCTCTCCTTAATCATCTATTTTTCAGCTTATCCACGTCAACCTTTGACGTTCGTTTCCACAATTCCGTAATCTTCTCCCATCCGAACATGGAAATAAACGCCACAATAAACCCAGCCATGATAGCTGCTAAAATCATATACCACAAGATTGTCATGTGAATGTACTGCATATACGCCACAAAAGCAGCTACAGTAATTCCGATAGACAGTACAAGTACCAAGGCATCTGTCGGAATTTTCGACAGGAACCCAACATTTTTAATTACCTGTGTAATCACAGACACGCAAAATGCCAGAACACTGATTACTGCTAGAATCAGAGTTACATTTGTAAATAATGCCTCCATCTTTGCCTCCTTTTATAATCCCGCATACAATATCGGTATGCCATCATCTGTCCTTACTCCAATCAGAAGCGGCAAAGCTGTCTTAAGAAGTAAGTCGTTCGTTTTCTGTATATCTCCGGCGGCGGCATACACTGCACTCCATTCCTTTGCGCCCGATGCTTTCTGCTGAGGCGTTGCGTAAGAGATGGATTCGCTGCCAGATGATACAGATGTTACAATGCCTGTTGACTTGCCACCGGTATTTGTGTCGGTCACATTTGCTGATGCCTGATTGATTGCATTCTTTTCAGCAAGCTCAATCTGATACATTAATTCAGCCAATGAACAGACTGCCTTTTTGATACGCTTCTGTAAGCGTTCATTTGTCGGCAGTCCGTCCACCAACCTATCAAACGTCATTGTGTCCACAAAATCACTGGCTCTTTCTGCCAGTCGTGGAAAGTCGGTTTCTGGCACGACATTGCCGAATGATTCTGTATAGAATTTATAATCTGCATAAGCCATGCCAGTTACCTCCTACATTTATGATTTTGCTGTTACAGTCTCACTTCCGGCATTCAGTGCTTTGTATGTTCCATCACACTCAACCACTGTGATCTTCTGTCCGGTTGCCGCTGTGATATCGGATTTTCCATCCCAAGTACTCCAGTTTCTGAGGTTCTGTCCATATCCGACAGTTACTGCATCTGCTGCAACTTTGTATTTATACACATTGCCAGCATTTTCCTTAGCCGGATTTACAGTGATTTTTGTATCACCGCTTTCTGTTCCAGCCACGGAATTTACTGTCAGAGTACCAAGTGTTGGTGTCTCATCAATGGTAATTACTGCAATTGCATCAATGTATTCCGCAAAAAGAGTAAGTCCCATAACTGCAAACGCTTCGGACACTGCTGTGTGGTAGTTGCCCTGAGTGTGGAATCCGATCAGGTTTGTCTCGCCAGAAACGGTATATACAAGGCCTGCTCTTGCGAAGTCAGATTCGTTCGGGTCAACATAGTAAAGTACGATGTTCTCGACAGGAGTAGCGATAACCTGTCCACGTGGGATCTCACTGTCAGATAACAGGAAGATGGTATTGAATCCCATGAAATCCTTCATGTATTGGAATCCGAACTGGTTCTGAATAGAAATCTCAGCTGCTCCGAGGTATTCATATACGTCCAGAATGTTCACAAATCCAACAACGCCAGTCACATTTCTGTGCATCTGTTTGAATTTGTTCTCTACACGGCCTTTAGCCATTGCCAGAGCCATCTGGAATGTTGTTTCTGTGGAAGTAAGTGTACCGGTTTTCAGATAGTCATAAAATCTGCTGGTAACGTCAGTCTGAAGCTGGAAAAGGAATTCATCATCGGTCATCTGAACAGCGTTCTCATAACCGTGATCCTTGATTGCTTCGATAGATACAGCCTTTGCGTACTTTTCGATAGTCATTTCCGCATAGTTCTTTTCTTTTACAACGAATTTGCTGTAAGGGATCTCCTCGCCCTCGCCAACTTTTCCACTCTGTAAAGTACCCTCTGCGTATTTTGACTTGAGTACAGCACCCGGCTGCTTTTTGATAGGTCTCATGATACCCAGAATGTCACGTAAGTGTTCCCAGTTTCTTTCGAATCTGGTAACAAAGTCAATCTCACGTGCTGTGACCTGGATATCATTTGTCATAATAAGATTGGATTTTGCTGCCATAAAAAAAGTCCTTTCTACCCATAATTGTTAAGGTATTGGGTTAGCGGCTATACTCTGTTGTATAGTCGGTGTAAAAAATCACTGGAATAACTGGATATTCTGAGCAATTGCAGCCTGTCTCTCGGACGGGTCTTTGATTGCTTCAATATCTTTCTTCGTCATGCTTCCCGGTGTCTGCTGCTGTCCAACGTGAGTGGTAAATCTTGCCTGATTCTGCTGAGCCTGCTGTTGAGATTCATCCACGAAAGCGGATGCGTCAGACTGTTTCATCTGCTCAATCAGATCATTCAGCCCAAGGATTTTACCGTCTTTCAGCTTTAATCCTGCTTCTTTGATGTCTGCCATAACAGACTTCTTGGCCGCTTCACTGGAAAATTTAACATCATCGAGTGCCGCTTTGAGTGCATCTGAGAAATCGCGGTCATAGATTTTCGCATTAAATTCTTTCTCTGCATCCTCGGCTTTTTTCTTCCATTCAGCAAGCTCTGTCTGAATGTTCGCCGGGTCGATACCGTCAAACCCTTTCAAGGTCTCTTCTGCTGTCTCGGCACGTTCTTTCCAGTTATCACGTTCGCCCTCGATTTTTGACAGGGTTTTTGCTACTTCTTTCGCATTCTTATAATGCTCAGAGAGTGCTTTCTTCACATCTGCCTGTTTGTCCTCCGGGATCTCGATTCCAAATGATTTTAATGTGTCAATAAGTTTCTGCATACATATCCTCCTGGTCGTGTTTATTGACCTGCCGCCGCAGGTATGGATTAAGCCAGTTAGACCACTGGCAAGGTAATCGAAAAGGGTGGACTCGAACCACCGACGTCAAGGACTATGCGTCCTCCGCTCTTCCACCTGAGCTACATTTCGTCAACCCGGATTCCCGGGTTAGCAAGGTGTTTAACGTGTCATGCCTGCCACGAGTTGTTCCGGGCGCCTGTCCGCCCATTTACCTTTTACAAGGAGGTGCGTACTGTCTATGCGAGCGAGCAAGTCATATAGACAGTAATGGCACGTGTCGGAAATTGCATCCGCTTTTCAACCTCATGCATCTTATGTGACAATCCGGCCACTGCATTTTCTATTAAGGACACGCACCCGAGAAAGGAGGAATCAATGAAAAATGTCTATGTCAAGTGGCGGAAACCACTTACGAATCTTCCTCATAAATACATTGTACCACAAACCTTTCCAAAAGTTGTGGTACATGTTTTAGCCAATTAGAGCATATCCCGGAGTTTTTCCACGTATCTCTTGACAAGATCACGTTCTTCCCGGCACTCTGCGTCCTTGGACATGTCGCTCATTTCTGTTGTGAGTTCGTCCAGGTGTTCTTCCAGAGCAGCAAGCATCTTTCTTTTGCAGTCCTCAGATTTGCCGGAACGATAGCTCTGTTTCTGTGTCATATAGTCGTCATAAGCATCTCGTCCGTCAGAGCGGCTGTAATGTCCTCTGACATAATGTTCACCACGTCTGGCATAAGAACTGCCCCGGTCGTAATCCGGCATCATTCTGCCATCATTTGCGCTGTACCTCCCCATGCTGTCGCGCTTTCTTCCACGTTCGCTGTAATCGTCATTGTATCCGCTACGCATCTCATCAAGGACCGTGTTGTAATACTCCACTTTCTTGTCCCAGTACTGTGTGTTCTTTATATCTTTGTACATATCAATCAGCTTGTATGTCATTTCCAGATTTCCAGTAGTCAACCCACTGTCAGCGATTTTGGACAGTTCGTCTTCAATTCTTGCGCATAAATCTTTAATATCTCTCATAACTGCACCTCCTACGCTTCTCTGGTCACGACAATGTTTGCGTTCGCAACAGAAATAGCCTGACCGCTTGTGTTTTCTACCGCGATGTTAACGCAACATCCGCGAGGTACGTCAATATAAATGCCAGAGGACACATTGTTGTACTGGTCTACTGCCGCCGGCGTGGAAATCATCTGTGAAGATAATACAGGTTCGCCAGAGATTGCAATCGCCAAAGAGATAGCTCCGACAGTTCCACCTGTTGGAATTGCGATATTACCAGAAAAATCCACAAAGAATCTAGCCTTGCACTGGTTAGTCAATCCTCTCAGAGTGATGATTCCACTTCCCTCTCTGTGCTGAATGCAGTTAGAACCCTTAACTGCTGTATTTGAAAATACTACGTTTCCATTAGCTGCTACAGTCTGAGCAGCTACACTTGTAAATTCTGCCATAATTTTTACCCCTTTCATATCACAAAAGGACAGGTCTCAGCCTGCCCCTCTGTGTAATACGGCATAAGCCGACATCCGAAATCAATCGAAAGATACTCTCGATATGAAGTTATCAGCAATTGCATCCAGTGTTACATCCGCATCCGTAATATGTGTTCGGATTAGGGACCTGATATGCCGGGATCGGCGCTGGATTGATTGCATTAATGAGCTGCTGCGTCTGAGAAGCCATTGCAGTTGTGAGCAGTGCGCTCTGGCGATCCTGAGAAGCGGCACGTCTGAGATCATTGTTCTCGGCCTGCAGGTTAGAAATCTTTTCATTGCAGAGATAGTCAAGAATCGCTCTTGTCCCTGCGTTCTGGCTGTCGATAATGTCTCTTGTGTTGCTGTTCATCGTGTTCTGCAATGCGCAGGTGTTCTGCGCCATATTGTAGTTTACGCCCTGGATAGCTTCCCTGGTTTCACAACAGCAGTTCGCAAGCTGTGCCTGAAGTGCATTGGTATTCTGCATATTCGCTACAGTATCAGCATTGATCGCCTGCTGGATGCCGAAACCAGTCTGCATGATATTGGTGTTGATTCCGTTAAATCCGGTAAGCATACCGTTGTTCGCTGCATAGAATCCATCGCAGAGACCGTTGTTAATTCCGTCAAGTTTGCTGATTACTGCGGAATTGTCGAATCCTCTCTGAATGTCTGCCTGAGTAGCTGCTGTGGCTATATATCCACCGCCGTTGCCGTTATTGCCCCAGCCGTTGTTTCCCCATCCGCAGAATGCGAATAAGAAAAGCACGATAAGCCACCATGCACCGTCTCCACCAAACATTCCATCATTCCTGTTGTTCCCGGTCAAAAGAGCAACGTCTGATGCTGTTAAATTTCCATCCATAGTTATAATCTCCTTTATTGTGTATTTACATCAATCTGGCCAGATTGTAATGTACTATTTCATTCCTTTCAGCATGTGCTGGAACTGCCCTGCCATCTGCTGAACCTGATTAAGTTGCTGTTGAGAAATCCGTCCAGACTGTAACATCTTCTCAACTTCTGCTTTTGGGTCTCCCTTAAAATTCTGTTTAAACTGCATAAACTGCTGTATCATCTGCATTGGTCCGTTTCCCTGTGGCATCCCACCACCGAGGGCATTAAATAATGGATTACTCATCTGCGTTTCCTCCCTTGCCTGCTGATTCCTGCACGGCATTAGCTCTAACAGGTTCAGAAAAAGAATTTAATCGGTTTATGATAGCTTCGTATTTGCCCTTTAAATCGTTATATTCCTGTCTGGTGACATATTTACTGTCCATGTTCTGAACAGGCTGCTTAGGTGGCATCTGAGTGCCTATTTCGTGGTATTCAAACGTCCGTAATGGTTGCGGCATACCGGAAACGTCTGTGGATTTTATAAAGAATTTTTCTGATTCTGAATCCATCAGTAAAACACTTGTTCCGGGTGCTACCAGATAGGATTTTGCACCGACTTCGCCAGACACCCACAGGATACCATTGTTATTCTGCTGGGGTTGCTGTACTGGTTGAGCTGGCATCTGGACAGGCTGTTGCTGAAATTGGTTTATCTGCCCCGGAACGCCAAAACTATATTGATAAGGATTGTTATATAATGCCATCTCGCACACCTCCTATGACTTATTCTATGACTTTCTATGACTATTTTTACATAAAAAAAGAGCCTTAGACAGTTCGTCTAAGACCCATATAAGTATCTGAAAAGTATCAGCATACTTTAATTATTTTATTATTCACCCTCCGGCTCAACCGTTTCGCCGTGGATATACTCACATTCATCTGTTCAGCGCAGTATTCGAGCGTATATTCCTTGCATCTCAGCCGGAACAATCTTTCTTCATCCGGTGTAAAATTACACTCTGTCAAGAACCTGTCTATATCTTTCTTAGTGAACACATATAATTTCATGAGCATACCCCTTATTAATGCAATTAACGTTGATTCTGCGCAAGATAATTTGTGAGCTTCTGTTTTGTTTTTTTTAATTCCTCGACGTTATTTCCGCTGATCTGGCTGTCCAACATGGTTGATAACACTTCCAGAATCAATGAATCACGTTCTGCGATTCTTCGAAGGCTTTCATAATCTCGTCTATCATGTTCTTCCAGTGTCTCTACTCGCTTATTAAGCCGAAACGCCGGGGTAATCCACTTAAAGATTACAGCCACCGCCCCTCCGACAATGGACACCCCTCCGCAGATCGAGAGGAAAATCTGTACAAATTCTGATATGCTCATTTAGTTACTCCTTTTCCCAGTAATATACCGGAATCTCATTACCGGAATCCCATGTGTCAAAATATTTGCCATCTTGTACCGTCACTACATGACCGTCTATGCAGAGGATGTATGTACCTGTTGGATGGTCTGTGCAAAAGTCATTGACTGTATAGATATATCGCTCTGACTGTTCTATCAACTTGCGCCTGTATCCATGCTTATAGAGATACGCTCCCCAGACATAATTTGCACTTGGCATATCTGACAGAGCGCACGCCTGTATCATTAATCCAGCGAATACCGTTTCCCAGTCGAACCCGGTTGCTTTACATATTGCCCGGACAGCACAATCTCCGACTCGATTCCCGGCAGGATTCGGATTGTAATATTCCCATCTATCCATCAGTCAATCCCCTTTGCTGTTTTATATCGTCTTGCCGCTCCTCTGGCTTTTGCGGCGTTCTGACGGTTCCACTTAGCTATCATGAGCCGGTCTTGCAGTTCCCTCAGGTTATTCTGCTTGCAGTAATCCTTGTATGCGGCATTTTGTTTTTGGAGAAGAAAAGACTTCCGGTCAAGGTCTTGCTGGAGTGCGAATTTTGCTTTTTCATTCGGTGCATTGTCGACTCCTGCTTGTAATCCAAGAACTTCACGCTTCGTTTTGCGGATTCTTCGCTCATAAGTGCGTTGTCGTTGCTCTTTTTCATACTGCTTTCCCTTGTTGGCTTTGTCCTGTGCTGACAATTCCGCATAAGGATTAAATTCCCCGTCACTGGCTCCGAAACTATGCCGACAGTTGACTCCTGACAGTCCGCTTGCTGTCCCATATCCGGTCAATGAAAACGGTGGAAATTTCTTACTCTTTCCAGAGCGAGAGTATATCTTGCCTTGCCAAAACGAGTGATTTCCCGGATTCTGACCTCCGTCGCCTGTTCTGGCTCCTATGTGCGCACTGACCAGAACTAAATCCCAGTCCATTTCTTCCATGCGTTTTAGCGATATATCGCCAGTAGCCTGTGCTACGCCAGTTCTAACAGAACGTGCAACTGCTGTTTCAATCGTGTCTTTTCTACCAGATGGATATGTGACAGTCACACCATCGCCCACAACATTATTAACCGCCTCTTTAATGGCTTGCGTATACCCAACTGCCCCTGTCATCACATGATTATATGCAAGGTCACACTGCTCGATATAGAGCCTCTGAGCGGCACTTGCAGTGGTTCTTGTAAAGTTCTTCCACTCGCCCATGGTTGCAAGCATATTCCGCTCCATGAGCCTTATCATAGCCGGGGACTGTTCGAGCGGCACAGGGCTTAATCCTGCCGCCTTGTATATCTTGTCATCATAGTTCATTGCAGTGATTCCGGCATCTTCAAACGCTTCAAGAAGTTCCTGCTGTTCACGTTTGGTATATCTGGATAATTCTGCCAGAATGTCCTCTAGTAGCTCACCGGATTCTTGTAGCGTTCTGATTCTCCACGCATCGGCGTTGGTCAGAATATAATCTTCACCTCTGCCGATTCTTGCCATCATCCGCGATACGATCTCAGAGATGATATACTGATGCAGTTCTTCGGCAATTTGCTCACTGCCCTCTGTTATCCGGCGTAAATATTCTGGGCTTAACATAACTACTCATCTCCAAATAGTTTTGGTTCGTCTGGCTGAGCTTCTTTAACCATTGCTTTCGCTTCTTCTTCAGTCATTCCTTCGAATTTTACGAAATACAGCCACGCCGGAACCTTACCAGTGGTCACATACTGCCACCATCTTGCACGGTCGTTTTCACGCACATACAGGATGTCTCCAAAATCATAATTGACTTCATAAGCTCCGACAGGTGCAAGTCCGTACAGGTCAGCGTAAACGTTCAGTGCGTAGATTACTTCATCCAGACAGGATTCCAGTTTGTCTCGAACATCTTTGATAAACTGCACTGTCCTCTGCTGTTCTGCTTCCACTCCCGTAGCCGTCTGAATGCCGCTAGATTCGTTAAAAACAAAGTACCCGTTGGAGAATCCAATCTTATATCCTAACTGGCTTAAAAGGGCATTTATACCGCTTATACGGGTATCTGTGTTGAGCTGTGGATTGATTTCTTGATAGAACGTATCCTGTCCTTCACCAAATACATTCTTGACAAAGTGCGGTAAGTTCATCTCATTCCGTCTGTTCTCCATGCCCTGTGGTGACATTGCTGATACAGGTGTACCACTTGGCATCAGTAGCCTATCATCTGCTAGAACTATCTTCTGAGAATCAAAAATTTCTCCGGCATTACGGCTATATGCAATGTCGAGGTCTTTCAACTCTTCAATGGCTTCTGCAAATATCGGAAGTCCAAGTGGTGTGCTGATGTCCACATTATTCGCCTGTGGTGTCCGCAGTACTCCATACAACGGTCCATCCAGCTTCTCCCCATTTGCCTTGAGAATCGGCGGTGTGTCTGCCATGAGGTCAGCCCATTTGGTCTGTTTAAGGTCAATCTTATCACCGATTGACTGAGGAGATTTTGACACGTAGGCTCTATTAGAAACATAATACGGATAAGTTGTCACGCCATCTATTACAGTCTCAGCAAATCTATGATATTCAAGCCTTGTATAGTATTTCCTTCCAACAGCATAAGAATCCTTAAATATAATTCCCTTTATTTCTTGATTGTCGTAATCTACAATCATCACGTCTGCCGGAGTGAATACGTCAAGGCTCTCACCGTTCGGTTTGATAAAAACCGTTCCATAAGCACAGCTATATTCTACCCAGTGACGAATTTGGAAATATACCTTGTCAATCTGCTCCTGTAGCCATGTAGCCCTTGCGGAGCCGTCTATCTGAATGCCGATCGCCAGTGTTGCGAGCCGTGCTGTCTCTGAGCAGACAGACTTTGCAAAGTTAATTGTCTTGATATTGTTCTTATCATCTAGCCATTCTGGTACACCTCTGTAGATGTTCGCGCACCGGTTAATCAGCGATTCCATTTCCGGGAATTCTGCTGCCTGGATGTTGAAATCCTCTTCAGCTTGTTTTTTGAAAATCATGTTAAACCACCTTTTTAGTGTTGTTATAAGTCCCATTATGCACTGTAACCTCTCCTGTTAAATAACGGCTCATAAGCGTATCTAAGTGCCGAGATTGCGTGGTCATTTCCATCAGGATAGCCACTTATTACATTTCCCTCTTTGTCCCGATCATACTCATATTCTGTGATTTCCTTGTATGCGTTCGGTGTTCGCTTCGGGTCAATGACAAGTGTCTTTGTCTGTAAAAATTTAAAACCATACTCGATACTTCCCGGCCCTTTGATTGCTCCTCTGGCAGGAAGTCCAGCGTCTCTGAAGTCATTCACAGATTTAGGCTCCGCAGAATCACATATCATCGTATAATCGTCATAGCCTTTTTTCTTGATCCAATCAGCGGTCTTGGAGTTGCTCCATTTATTTACATACAATTCGTCAATCAGATATATCTTCTCTCTGGCAGAATCGTAATAGGTCCTGAGATAGCAGAAGGCATCCGGGTACCATCCATAATCTACACCAGCGAAAACACGATCCATGTGGCTGATCTCTTCATCGGTAATATCTCTGATCTCCAGATATTCAAATACGTTTCCACCGTCACCATTCGGAACACCCAGGTATTCATGCTCATAGGCTTCTGGATTGATTTCTTTCAGATGTGCTGCATCGTCAATAAACTTCTGTCCGAGCCACTCCACCGGAGCTTCCAGATAACTCGAATGATGGATAACTCTTTTCGGGTTAGGCGTGAGTTTGATCCTGTTTACCCAGTTTGATTTTGACTTCGGCGGGTTATATGATGAAAAATCATAGGATTCATCGCCACCACGAAGCACTGACTGATTAACAGAACGTTCCTGAGCATCTCCCTTCATTTGATCTTTTTCCTCTTTCCAGAGGATTCCAATATATCCAAACTCTGGCTTAATAGATTTCAGTTTGGTTTCATCGTCCAGACCACGGAAGTATATTGTCTGCCCCGTTTTAATATACTTGATCTCAAGTGGCGACACCTTACATTCAAATTCTTCCATCAGTCCAAGTTCGTTGATAGCCCATTTCATGTTAGCGTATACAGAATCTTTCAGAGTACCGGCCACCTGTCTTGTAATGCAGGCGTGCATCTGAGGATTATTCTTGATAAGCTCAATAATTTTAAAAGCTACGAATGAGGATTTTAGGCCACCTCGACCGCCCTCGAATACATATTCGATATTAGGCTTAATCTGTCGGTTAATATCCACGAATGCCTTGCCGAGCACTCTGGCAGGAAGTTCATATTTGCTTTCGTCTGATTTTGATACAGCTACCAACTGTTCCCATTTGTCTACTGCCTGCATATTTCCTTTAATAGCTTTATCGTATACGGCAGCTACAATGCAGGCATTGTTGTTTGCATCCTCATCAGATATTCCCATCTTCGCGAGTTTCTTCTTTGCAGCAGCCGGGGCAGGATTTTTAGCTATCATTTTTGCTAATTCAGAAAGGGTCTTTTTTTGACGGCGTACTTCTCCCGACTTAATACCGCCTTTTTTTGTTATTTCTCGGAGTTCGCTCGGAGTTCGTTCAGAATTTGGTATTAAATTTTTCTCGTTTGCCATCCTATCAACATCCAATCATATCCTTTCTGAATTAAGCTATAAACCCCATAGTAACACTTCTGAGTATATTCTATCACAGGTCAGTGGAAAAGTTGTGGTACATGTTTGAGGAATTTTGTGCTAAAAAAGAGCCGGTAAATACCGACTCTCTAATTTTATTCGTTGCTTTGTAATTTTCTGATTACCTCGCCCTGATCTCCCGGGCATCCCATGAAGCATTCCGGGCAATGCTCGTAAAATGCACATCTGATGCAATCATGTGGACTGATTGAGTTGCAATATTGATGTAGTACTGCAAATGCTGATATGGCGAGCTGAGGTGTTATTTCTGGTGGTTTAAACATCATGTTTTTGCTTGCTCTGGTCACTTCCACATTATCATCTTTGAACTTTATAGTATCCCCATTGCATTTTATCGTAACTTCGTTCTTCTCTCTGTCAATTTCAAGTGTAGGCTTG